CGACCCCGAGAACCCTGACAAGACGCTGCGCTACAGCAGGCCCAGCGGCTACGGCAAGAACCTGGATGATGAGGACGCCTTGGTCAACTGGCGCATCTGGAAGGCGATGGAGGGGGTGGCCGCCAGCAAGAGCCTGGCTGCGCAGGTGGCCGCCACCCCCGATGACGACAAGGTGGCCAAGAAGGAACTCCGGGAGAAGGCGCTCGACAAAGGCACCGCCAACGAGGCCGCCGACATGGGGACCGCCCTCCACGCCATGACCGCCAGGGTCGAAGACCAGGCGGACCTGTGGGAGGCACCCGAGCAGTACCAGGCTGACCTGAACGCCTACACGGCGGCGCTCGAAGAGTACGGACTCGTCAGCGAGATGGTCGAGGTGCACATGGTCAACGACGAGTTCCGGGCCGCCGGGACCGCTGACCGCATCTACCGCCTGACCAAGCCGTTGATGACCCCCGACGGCAACATGTTGGAGGTCGGCACGCTCGTGCTGGGCGACCTGAAGACGGGCAAGTCGCTCGACTTCTCGGCGCCCGGCTACTGCGTGCAGGTCGCCCTCTACGCCACCGGTCAGCTCTACGACATCCACCTGGAGAAGCGCCTGGCGACGCCGCCGATCAACCAGGAGTGGGCGCTGCTCGTGCACCTCCCGGTGGGCAAGGCTTACTGCGAGATCGTCTGGTGCAGCATCGAGAAGGGCCTCTACGGAGCCTGGCTCTCCCACGAGATCAAGAAGTGGCAGTCCAAGTGGAAGTCCGGCAAGGACGGGCACGACACCCCCCGGGTGATCGTGGCCGATCTGCCTGCCCCGGTGACCCAGCGCCTCAAAGAGGGCGGCATCGAAATCGCCGAGCAGGTTGCGGTGGCCAACGAGGCCATGGTAGCATACTGTCATGCGAGGGTGACCACCATCGCCCAGCACGAGAAGGCGAAGGAGAGCCTGATCCTGTGGTGGCCCGAAGGGCTGCCCACCCCCAAGTCGGGGAAGCTCACGGACCCGGACGACATCGTCAAGGTCCTCAACCTGCTGGACAAGGTCGAGAAGGACTACTCGATCCCGTTCATGCACACGGACCCCCGTCAATCGACGGGGCACAAGAGCCAGAGCGACCGCTCGAATGAGCGGGGCCTGGTCGATAGCAAGTAAGCAAAGGAAGCCAATGAGCACTGATGACATCGACAAGTTCCTGAGCGGAGGGGGCGGCAAGGCCGCCAAGTTCGATTCCATGGGCGACATGGTGAAGGGCACGGTCATCGATTGCAGCCTCAGCCAGCAGACGTCCATGGACGACAACAAGCCGCTGTTCTGGGACAACGGCGACCCCCGGATGCAGCTGGTCATCAAGCTGCAGACCGAGGATCGTGACGAGTCCATCGAGGACGACGACGGCATCCGTACCCTCTACGCCAAGGGCGGCAACTTCGAGGTGGCCGAGGGCCAGGGCAAGGCGATGAAGAACGCCATCGCCGACGCCGTCAAGGCCTCGAACGCCAAGCTGCGTGAGGGCGGCACCCTCAAGGTCGCCTACACGGGCGAGGGCAAGAAGACCAACCGGGGCTACTCGGCCCCCAAGCTCTTCACCGCCAAGTACGAGGGGCCGGTCTCCAGCGTCGAGACCAAGGACCTGTTCGACGACTGAGACACTGCTGGGGGCGGGAACACGCAACCCGCCCCCAGCACTGTCGAGGAGACTAGAACACATGGCACTCTTCCCAGGACCCAAGTGGGATGCCCTCCAGGTCGCTCAAGGCCTGATGGACACCCGCCCCATCCCTGCCCTGACCGCACCGGTGCGCACGCTCGGTGCGATCGTCATGGCCGAGTCGCTCGGCTACGTGTGGGCTCACGGCATCAACCACGAAGGGTCGGGTACGCCCAACACCTCGGTGGCCTACCTCGCCGAAGGCCACGGCCTCGCTGGCATGGACGACTACTGGATCATGCGGACCTGGCACCAGTACCGCACCGATGACAAGGGGAGCGAGCTGATGCGCCCCTACTGGGAGGGCACCAAGTCGTTCTCGCAGCTGGCCAAGGACCCCGAGTGGAACCTCGCCATGATGTGGCAGGTCTACCTCGTCAACGCCGCCACCCGGGGGTGGACCGGCGCCTTCAACGGGTGGACGTCCTACAAGAACGGGCGCCATGAGCAGTTCATGGGCGACGCCTCCGTCGCAGCCCGGGCGGTCGGGGCCATCCCGTGAGCAAGCCGACCTACGAGGAACTCGTCAAGGCGCTGCAGCAAGCCCGGGATGACCTGGCCGATTGGGGGGCCTACGCCCCCGAGTACTTCCAAGAGAAATGGGGGCTGGAGGACGACCTGAACGCCCTCGATGTGATCATCGCCGACGCTCGTGGTTGAAATCCGCAAGCTGCAGCCGTCGATCCAGATTGGCCTGCCGCCCAAGCGCAAAGACCTGGGGCGCAACTGGCGGGGGAACGCCGACAAGAAGCGCACCACCCGCTGGCGCAAGGACTACCCACCACCGACACCGCAGCCGACACCCTGCGTCATCTGGCAGGGCGCCGTCGACAAGCACGGCTACGGCAAGCGCAAGTACCGCCCCGAAGGCAAGGACGAGATGATCGTCATCGGCACCCACCGGTGGATCGTCGAGTTCGCCCTCGGCCGCCGTCTCCGCCCCGACGAGGTGATCATGCACCTCTGTGACAACCCACCGTGCTTCCGTCACGACCATCTCGTGATCGGCACGATCCAAGAGAACAACGCCGACAGGCACAAGAAGGGACGCACCAAGCAGACCCCCCAACACATGCACGGCGAGACCAACGGCCGTGCGAAGCTGACACGCAAGCAAACGGCCCTCATCAAGATCGACTACTCCGCCGGAGTGGGGATCAGCGAGCTGGCCAGAAGACACAAGGTGAGTCGACCCACGATCTACCGGGTCCTCAAGGGGCTCACCTGGAAGGAGCAGTTGGATGGAGACAGCAGCGGGACGGTGGCACGTCCAAGTGGGGACGGCGAGTCGTAGCAGCTGGTATCCCAGCAGCACGGCGAGCTGGGTCCACGTGAGTGCAGGCCAGACCCTCAGCAACGACGACGGGTTCGCCTGGATCGGGCTGCCGAGCGGCAGCTACCAGCTCGTCAGTGGCCGCCCCAACATCATCGTCAACTCGAAGGGCCGGGAGTTCCGGGCCGGAGAACTCAACTACCAAGACCCGACACAGGAGAAGAAGAACATGAGCACGATCGAGACCATCCGACGGGAGCGTCGGGAAGCCCGGGAGCGGGGCAAGCTGGAGGAGCTGTACGCCGAGTGGGATGCTGCCTCCAGGTCGCACGTCGGTGCCTTCAACCGCAAGATGCGGGGCGAGTCCCAGCTGTGGCGTTGCACCATCGTCCACACCCACGACGACCGAGACGGTGAGCCGATGTGGTCGATCCTCGGCGAGGTCAACCAGGTCCCGTGGGAAGACGCCCTCGCCTGGCTCGTCGACAACCGGATCGCTCCCGAGGATGTGAGCTGGGTGGCGTGAGCTACGTCCAGCCCTCGATGTTCGGCGAGTACCCCGACCAAGAGGTCGTGGCGGTGCCCCGCAACGAGATCTGGATCGAGATCCGGCCCGGTTGGAGAACGGTCTCCAGCCGGACCCGGAATCTCGGCTGGCACAAGATCAAGCACAAGACGCCGTACGGAGTCGTGACCGTGTGTGGTCGCAACGGCTTCGTCCACGTGCACGGCAAGGACCCCGAGTGGATCCACCCGTGCCTGGAGTGCCTGGAGCTGGAGGATGAGTGACCCCTCCTGGGACGACATCATGGCCACGGCCCTGGCGTCCTACCGTGACGCTCTCGTCGAGAGCATCATGCGGCCGGGCGTGCTGCTCAACCACATCAGCCCGGAGTGGCAGGCCGAGCGGGCACGGCTCGATGCCATCGGGCCCGAACACCACCCGGACTGGCATGACCTGTGCGAGGTCCGCCTGGAAGAGTTCAAGCCCAAGTTCCGGGCTCTCATGGAGGAGTACGGCGCCGAGCTGAGCAGCTACGACGAGATCGACATCCACCTCGGCTCGGCCTGGTGGAACTGGTCGGAGGACAGCTACCCATCCGATGGGTAGCGGCCATACTGTGGGGTCATGGCCATGACCTCTGATGAACGAGAGTGGCGACAGCAGGCGTTCCTCGACTGGCTGTGCACGATCAAGGACGACCGAGACCCACCGACCCTGGAGGGCGTCGCCGATCAGCTGATGGTCAGCAAGTCGACGCTCGACAAGTGGCGCAAGGAGCCTGACTTCCTGGCCCGCTGGGAGGCGCAGTACCGTCGCACCGTCGGCTCGCCCGAGCGGATGCAGACCGTCATGGAGCGCCTCTATGAGACGGCCATCGATCGCACCGATCCCCGCCAGGTGCAGGCCGCCCGGGAGTACCGGGCCGCCATCGAGGGCGTGGCGCCCCAGCGAGTCGACCTCACCGTCCGCAAGGACCTCAAGGACATGACGGACGAGGAGTTCAACAAGGTCGCCGAAGAGCTGATCGCACGGGAGCGGGCCGAGCGTGGCACTCCGTAACGGTTACCAGTCGGCCACCCCGGGGCAGACCAGGCGGGCTGACTTCGCTCTGCTCCAGAGGATCGCCCGCCTGGAGGCACTCATCCCCGACGGTGCATGGAACGGCACGCCGTTCCGCATGGGTGCGTACTACCTGTGGATCGACGCCACCGGCGATCTCCGCATCAAGAACAGTGCCCCCGCCAACGACACTGACGGCACCGTGATCGGCGCCCAGACGTGAGCACCGCCTACGCCATCGACCTCAGCAAGCTGCTGGAGGAGAAGGAGTGGCGCAAGTGCTCCCCCAAGTCGGATGACCCCGAGGTGCTCCTCGAAGCGTTCATCTACTTCTGCCACAACTACGCCTTCATCCGACACCCGAGCCAGGGACGGATCGCCTTCGACCTGTTCGAGGCGCAGGTCGAGACGGCCCGTGCCTGGCTTACCGGTCGGTACACGATCATCCTCAAGGCCCGGCAGCTCGGCTTCTCCACCCTCGCCGCCGCCTTCGTCCTGTGGGCCACCTTCTTCTACAGCGACCGGGCGGTCATCATGCTCTCCCGCACCGAGCGGGAGGCCATCAAGCTGCTCCAGAAGTCGAAGTACGTCTACAAGTTCCTGCCCGAGTGGATGAAGTTCCGGGGCCCCATCGTCAACATGACGCAGACCAAGATCGAGATGACCAACGAGTCGTTCATCGAGTCGCTCCCCTCGGCCAGCGACCCGGCCCGTGGTGAGTCCGTCTGGCTGGTGGTCGTGGACGAGCTGGCCTTCCTCCCCAACAGCGAGGAGGCCTGGGCCTCGATCGAGCCCATCGCCGACGTCGGTGGCCGGGTCATCATGCTGAGCACGGCGAACGGCGAGGGCAACCTCTTCCACCAGCTGTGGGTCGGAGCGGAGACGCACAACAACCGGTTCACCCCGCTCTTCTTCCCGTGGTCCGCCAACGGCCGCACCGAGGACTGGTACGAGGCCAAGAAGAAGGACCTGCCCGAGTGGCTCATGGCGTCGGAGTACCCCGACAATCCGGATGACGCCTTCCTCAAGTCGGGCCGCCCGGTGTTCTCGCTGGAGGTGCTGCGCTCGTTGGAGATCAAGCCCCCGATCGCCCGGGGCTTCTTCAAGAAGGACTACCGCCGGCACCTCTTCACCCCCGACGACAACGGCCCGCTGCGCATCTGGCACTGGCCGACTGCGACCGGTCGCTATGCCATCGGCGCCGACGTGTCCGAGGGCCTGGAGCACGGCGACTTCTCGTCAGCTCACGTCATCGACGCCCGCCACGGTGTCGTCGTCGCCCACTGGCACGGTCGGATCGACACCGACCTGTTCGCCTCCGAGGTCCTCGCCCCCCTCGGCTGGTTCTACAACGAGGCGCTCCTCGGCGTCGAATCGAACAACCACGGACTCACCACGCTCAAGACGCTCCAGCGCCTCCGCTACCACCCGCTCTACATGCAGCGGTCCCCCCGCTACAAGGCCAGCATCCCCACCGACATCCTCGGCTGGCGCACCACCGCCATCACCAAGCCCCTCGCCGCCGACGAACTCAACGGTGCCCTCCGAGACGGCAGCCTGGTCCTCTTCGACAGCGACACCATCGCCGAGCTGCGGACCTTCGTTCGGGACGACGGGAACAAGATGACCGGCTCCCCCTTCGACGACCGGACCATCTCCCTCATGATCTCCTGGCAGATGGTCAAGCACGTCTTCCTCCAGCAGTATCAGCCGAAGCGCACCCCTGGGCCTGGCACGATGGGGTACATGGAGAAGATGCTCTACGGTGATGACCCACTGTTCGACCCTCGCTCTCCTCGGGCTCCCGAGCCCACGCCGATCGGCACCAA